GACGAGCGGTTCGAGGGCTACGTCTGCCAGCCCAGCAACTGGGAGTCCGTCGAGGAGCCCGGCCTGAAGGCCGCGGCCGAGGCGAAGAAGGCGGCGCGTGCCGCGAAGGGAGCTGATCTCTGATGGTGGCGATCGGTTCGGGCCTTGGAGCCCAGCTCGGCATCTCGGCAGAGACGACCTACGGGACGTTCGTCGCGCCGGCGAAATTCGTGGAGTTCACCAAGGAAAGCCTCGTCCTGAAGAAGACGACGGCGCAGTCTGCGGGTATCGCGGCGGGCCGTCTGCTGGCGCTGTCGTCGCGGCGTGTGCTGACCCGCCAGGAGGTGCAGGGGTCCATCGACCTGGAGATCGTCAACAAGTCCATGGGCGTGCTGCTGCAGGCCCTCATGGGGACGACGGTCACGCCGGTCCAGCAGGCCGCGACGGCTGCCTACCTGCAGACGCACACGCTGGCGGACACGGCGGGCAAGAGCCTGACGATCCAAAAGGGCGTGCCGCTGACGACCGGCACCGTCACGGACAAGACGTTTCTGGGCTGCAAGGTCACCAGTGCGGAGTTCGCGTGCGAGGTGGGCGGCATGCTCACCGGTGCGTTTGATTTTGACGGCAAGACCTGCGACGAGGCGCAGACGCTCGGGGTCGCGAGCTACCCGAACATGTCGCCGTTCCACTTCGGGCAGATGGCCGTGAAGACGGGCACGTTCGGCACGGAGACGGCGCGGGACGGCGTCCGCAAGGTCTCGGTGAAGGTCGAGAGGCCGCAGCACACGGAGCGCTTCTACGCGGGCCAGGCCGGGCTGAAGAAGGAGCCCATCAGCAACGACCAGGTGAAGATCACTGGTTCGCTTGAGACGGACTACATCGACACGATCCTTGACGACCTGCACACCTCCGACGGCGCGACCTCGCTGGTGTGGGAGTTCGTCGGGCCGCTGATCGCCTCGACGTATTTCGAGACGTTCCGGATCACCCTGCCCGCGGTCAAGTTCGACGAGGGCCCGCCGGTGGTCGACGGCTTCGACGTCATCAAGCCGACGTTCAACTTCACCGCCCTGTACGACGGCACGAACCAGCCGAAGATCGAGTACATCTCGACTGACGTCACCTTGTGAGGTGACCTCGTGGTCTCCGACATCCGCATCACCAACACCGGCAGCCTGCTCGAACTCCAGCGGAGACTGCGGGCTGCCGGTCACGAGAACCTCCGCGCCTCGATGCAGCGCCGCCTGCGGCACGCCGCCGAACCCCTGCGGGACGACCTCCAGTCCGCGATCCGCGGCCTGGACATCAGCTCGCAGGGGCGCCGCGGTAGGCCTGGCGGGCCGTCCCCGACGACGCGTCCGTTGCGCGCGACGATCGCCGACGCGATCCGCATCAGCGTCCGCACGGCAGGCAATCCCGGCGCCCGCGTCTGGCTCGACAAGGGGCGCCTGCCGCCGGACCTGAGAACCGCCCGGTCAGACATGGCAACCGTGATCAACACGGGCAGGATCCGGCACCCCGTGTACGGCAACAAGCGCCGCTGGGTGCAGCAGAACGCCACCCCCCTGTGGTGGGACTCCACCGTGCGCAAGGGCCGCCCCCGCATGGAACGCGAAGCCGCCCGTGTCCTTGACGACGTGCGCCGTCGTCTCGAGTAACCAGGAGCAACAAGTGATCGTTTCGTACCGCCAGGAAGACGGCACCGTCGAGGAAGTCTCCACCGACGACCTGTCCGCGATCGAGTCGTCCGTCATCGAGTCCGCCACCGGCATGGACTGGGACGACGTCGACACCGCCCTGCGCCAGCAGGCCCCGACCGCGATGCGCGCCGTGCTGTGGGTGTTCCGCAAGCGGCAGCAGCCCACGCTGCGGTTCTCCGACTTCGACCTGCCCGGCTGGAAGCGCCGCACCAAGGCCCGCCTGGAGTACCCGGAGATCCTCGACATGGTCGAGGCGCTGGTGAAGAACCCGGAGTCCACGGACGAGGTCGTCGCGACGATGTCCGGCTACATGCGGACCCTGGCCCACGATCCGGCTGACGTGGACAAGGCGTTCGAGGAGATGGCCCCAAAAGTCCCGGCGCCCGCCGTGCCGCAGGCTCCCAGCCTCGCCGTGGCGGAGCCCGAGCTACTGCCGGCCGAGAACCTTTCGGAATCCGCGCCTCTGTCCTGAGCCACCGCTGGCTGCTCGCGCACCTTCTGCACATCCGTCCGTGGGAGATCGACCTGCTCTCCCGCGAGGAGCTCGCCTCCGCCGTCGCCTGGATCGACCGTCACCTGGCCGATCGAGCCCAAGCAGCCGGAGGTGAGTGATGGCCAGCACCACCCTGACGTTCACGCTGGAAGGCCGGGACCGACTGAGCCGCGTCCTGGACAACGTGGGCGACTCCGCGAAAAACCTGGAGAAGAGGCTCGTCACGGCGAGCGCGGCGATCCCCGCGGCTGCCGCGCTGGCGCCGCTCGCCGCGCAGGCCGGCGCGGCTGCGGTCGCGGTGGCGGCGTTCGGGGCGGCGATCGTGCCGCAGATCGGCGCACTGTCCGACGCGAGCCAGGCGCAGAAGAAGTACGAGGACGCCGTCACCAAGAGCGGACGGACGTCCCAGGCGGCGATCACCGCGCAACTGGCGTTCCAAGAGCAGATCGCGAAGATGCCGTCCGCGACCCGGCAGGCCGCCGCCGGGCTGACGACGCTGAAGAGGGAGTACCAGTCCTGGTCGGATGGGCTGGCCAAGGACACCATGCCCGTCTTCACCAAGGGCCTGGCTATCGCGTCTGCGGCGTTGCCGAAGTTCACCCCGCTCGTGAAGGGCGCGTCCGTCCAGCTCGACCGCCTCATGACGGCCGCAGGCGGCGCACTGGCCACCCCAGGCGTCGACCAACTGATGGGCAAGTTCTCGACGTTCGCCACCACCAGCCTGCGCCAGGCCGTGGACGGCGTCATCCACTTCACCCGCACCCTCAACACGGGGAAGATCGGCGGCTCCCTCTCTCAGTTCATGGACTACGCGCGCCAGCAGGGTCCGCTGCTCGCCGACACGCTGAAGAACGTAGCGACGGCTGCGGTGCACCTGCTGACGGCCGCCTCTGGCGTGGGTGTGAGTGTCCTGCAGTTGGCCAACGCCGCGGCGAAGCTGGTGGCCTCTCTGCCGCCCGGTTTCATCACCGTGCTCATGCAGATCGCGATCGCGATCCGCGCCGTGAAACTGGCGGGCTCGGGGATCCAGTTGCTGGCGGGCGGCTTCTCGACGGTCGCCTCAAGCATCACCACCATGAGGACCGCCGCTGCCGGCGCGTCCGGGCGCGTGGCGGGGATGCGGTCCGCGCTCAGCTCGCTGTCCACCGGAGCCAAGCTGAACGTGGCTGCCGTCGGTATCGGCCTGCTCGCGGTGGCCCTGGTCAATCTGTCGAAGATCGGCAAGCAGGCGCCGCCGGACGTGGACAAGCTGACCACGTCGCTGGGCAACCTGGCCAGCACGGGCAAGACGTCGGGCGAGGCGGCGCGTGTCTTCGGCAGCAACCTCAAGGGGCTGTACGACGGCATCCGGAACATCACCGACGCGAGCACGACCGACAAGATTCAGCAGGGTCTGGTCAAGGTCTTCTCGTTGGGGATGGCGGATTCCACGCCCAACACCGAGGCGAAGCAGAAGATCGACGCGATCGATACGTCCCTCGCCAACCTGGTGCAGGGCGGCAAGGCGGACCTGGCGGCGGTCGCGCTGAAGCAGCTGTCGGACGCCTACGCCAAGGGCGGTCACGACGTCGGCGACTTCAAGAACCGCCTGGACAAGTACAAGTCCGCGCTGGCTGACCAGAAGTTCGAGCAGGACTTGGCAGCGCAGTCGATGGGCCTGTTCGGTGCGCAGGCTCAGAAGACGCAGGCCGCGCTCGCCGAGCAGCAGCGGAGCGCCGATGGGCTCCGGCAGTCGATCATGGCGCTCAATGAGGCGCACCGGTCGGCGTTCGACGCGGACACGAAATTTGCGGCGGCGGTCGACAATGCCGCCAAGTCCCTCAAGGACAACGGCAAGACCCTCGACATCAACACGGAGAAGGGTCGCGCCAACAGGGACGCCCTCTCTCAGCTCGCCTCGGCGACCGAGGAGTCCGCGGCGCAGGCCCGCGCGAACGGTGCCTCGTGGTCGACCGTCTCAGGTATCTACGACAAGGGCCGCAAGAGCCTGATCGATAACGCCTACGCGATGACGGGCAACCGGAAGGAGGCGAAAGCGCTCGCCGATCAGCTCCTTCGGACGCCCGACAAGACGGCGCGGTTGAAGGGCAACCTGGAGGACCTCAAGTCGAAGCTGGACGAGGCCGCCAAGCGTTTGAAGAACGCGCCGTCGTCGAAGCAGACGGCGATCCGGGGCAACATCGACGACCTCAAGTTCAAGATCAGCGAGGCGCAGCGTCGGCTGAACGCGATCGACGGCAAGACCGCCGTGACGTATGTCGTGATGAAGACGACGACGTCGAACGCGGGGACCGTCTTCCACGAGGGCGGCAACTACGCCAGCGGCGGCCCCATCGGGTTCCCCGGCGGCGGCCCGATCAGCGGTCCGGGAACGGGCACCTCGGACAGCATTCCGATCATGGCCTCGAACGGCGAGTACGTGATCAACGCACGTTCGACCGCCAAGTACCGCAGCCTCATCGAGGCCATCAACGCCGGCACCCTCGGCGCAGGGCGCGGTATGCCTGGCGCGGGGGCGGCTGTGGCGCAGGGCCTCATGTCCGGCATGGCCGGAGCAACGTCCGGGGTCGGCGCGGCTGCCCGGACCATGGCGGCGGCCGTCGTGTCCGGCGTCAAGGGCGAGCTGCAGATCGCCAGCCCCAGCAAGAAGATGAAGGCGCTGGCCGCAGACATCGGCAGGGGCCTGATCGTTGGTCTCACCGGTTCCCAGGACAAGATCAAGTCGGTGTCCGCTGACCTGGCAAAGGACATCCGCACCGCGTTCAGCGGCAAGAAGGAGTCCAACCTCGTCGCCTACGTCAACAGGCAGACGGGCAAGCTGCTCGCTGCGGCGAAGAAGCGGGACGCCATCGCGGCGAAGATCGCCGAGGCGAAGCAGTACGCGTCCGACGTGACGACCGCGGCCCGCGAGAGCGCGGGCCTGTCCAACCTCGGCATGCAGCCGGAGGAGGTCACGGCGGGCGGTATCAAGGCCGGGCTGGCGGGCAAGCTCGCGCAGATCAAGCAGTTCACGAAGTACGTCGACATCCTCGCGAAGAAGGGGCTGAACAAGAGCCTCTTGAGGCAGATCCTCAACATGGGCCCGGATGCGGGCTACGCCTACGCCAGCGCCCTGGCGGGCGCGGACAAGAACACGTTCAAGTCCATCAACAGCCTGCAGGGGCAGCTGGACAAGTCCACGACGACGCTCGGGCAGGTCGGTGCTGACGGGCTGTACGACGCGGGCAAGAACGCGGGCAAGGGGTTCCTGAAGGGGCTGGAGGGCCAGCAGAAGGACATTGAGAAGCTGATGATGTCCATTGCCCAGGGCATGCAGAAGGCCATCAAGAAGGCCCTCGGCATCAAGAGCCCGTCCACCGTCATGGCGCAGCTCGGCGCGTACTCCACGCACGGCCTGGCCCGCGGCCTGGTCGACGGGCTGCCCGTCCTCGACCAGGCGCTCGACGTGGTGACCGGTCGGGTGGCCGGCGCGCGCCCTGTCCTCGGCCGCCCCGCAGGCAGAGCAAGCGGAGGCGGCGTCGTCATCAACCTCAACGTCGAGGTACGGCCGGGCGCCGACGCCCAAGCGGTGTGGCGGGAGATCCGGCAAGGCCTGCTCTCCCTCAAGCGCGGCAACGGCGGCGGCGACCTCGGCCTGGCCTGAGAGGGGGCAACGTGACACGTCCGATCGTCGAGATCGCCTTCGGCTACAGCCTGACCTCCGCATCCCCGGTGCGGACGGACATCACCCAGTACGTCGACCTCGTCGAATCATCAGGGATCTCCATCACCCGGGGCGCCCAGGACGAGCTGTCCGAGACCCAGCCCGGCACGGCCACCCTGACCCTGGACAACTCCGACGGGCGGTTCACGGCCGCCCGCGCGGCGTCGCCGTACTCCCCGAACGTCAAGAAGAACGTGCCCATCTGGGTCTCCATCGCCACCATGGACGTGACCTCCGGGGCCGCGCCCTGGCCGATCGCCCAGCTCAGCGACGACTTCGACGACGGCCGCATCAACACCTTCCTGTGGGCGAACAACTTCAACGCCGTCAGCGAGAGTGGCGGCCGTGCCCGCATTCCCTGCGCTGCGGGCGTGTTCGCCGGATTCCAGTCCTCCCGGTCCTGGACGCTGACGGGCAGCCAGGTCAACGTGAAGGTGGCGACGCTGCCCGCTCCGGGGGCCGCCGCCACCTGCACGGCCGGGATCTTCGTCAACTCGGTCACCGCGGGCACGCGGATCGCCTTCGAGCACAACCGGGTCACCGGGCAAATCCGGTGCGGCTCGGACGTCGGCTACACGGACGGGGCGGCGACCGTACTGACCTACGATCCCGCCCTGCACGGCTGGCTGCGGATCCGTGAGGCGGGCGGCACCGTGTACTGGGAGACGTCCCGCGACGGCGCGGTATGGACGGTGCGCCGCTCGCTCGCCACCCCGGCCTGGGTGGGCACCGACACGGTGACGTTCTCCATGGAGTCGAACCGCGACGCCGGAAGCGGGGACGTCTTCGAGATCGAGATGGCCGGCGCCACGGTGCATCCCCGCTTCTTCGGCATGGTCAACGAGTGGCCCCTCGAATGGGAGGGCCTCAACTCGAAAGTCACCATCCCCTGCACGGACGCGGTCAAGTGGACCGGCATCAACAAGCAGTTGCGGCCGATGCTGGTGGAGGAGATCCTCCTCGACCGGCCGACCGCCTACTTCCCGCTGTCGGAGCCGGCCGACTCCACCACGGCCGGGGACCTGTCGGGAACGCCGGGCGTCGGCACGCTGTCCATCGTCCAGGCCGGCAGTGGCGGCACGCTCACCTTCGACTCGGGCACCGGCCCGTCGGACGATCTGGGCTGTCCCACCTTCACCCCGGCTTCGATCAGCGCGGGCAAGTACCTGACGGCCGACCTGGGGCAGGGGTTCGTCGACGCCAACCTGAACTTTCGGGTGCGCTGCGAGGCATGGTTCACGACGTCGACCAACGGCCGCGTGCTGATGGCACTGGCATCGACGGACCTCGGCACCAAGATGGTCGTCCTGCTGGAGTCGGGCACCGGGAAACTGGTGGTGGAGAAGGACCAGTACGCGGCGGGTACCCAGACCTATACGTTCGCCACCCCGAACCTGGCCGACGGCCTCTTGCATCACATCGTCTACAACGAGTTCGCGAACGAGCTGTACGTCGACGGCGTGCTGTACACGCTGTCCGCCTTCAACGGCTCCGACCTGCGGACCCTGACCGTGGGCGGCTTCGCCAACACGAGACTGTGGGCGGGCACGATCGCCCAGGTCGCCATCTACCTCCGGGCGGTCACCTCCGCCGAGCTCGTCACCCACTACACGACCGGCACGACCGAGCACATCGGTGAGGCCGCGGACGTGCGTATGGCGCGCCTCGCCTCCTACGTGAGCCTCACCGTGACCGCCCAGGGGTCGCCGTTCGACGCCATGGCCTCACAGAAGGCACTGGGCTCGTCGGCGGTGACGCACATGCGGGAGATCGAGACCACCGAGAGCGGCAAGCTGCTGGCCTCGCGGTCCGATCCGTCGCTCGTCTTCCAGAGCCGCGGCCTGCGCTACAACCCGATGCCGGCGCTCGCGCTGGACTATGCGGACCTGGAGACCAACGGCGTGAAGTACGCCGACGACGACCAGAAAATGATCAACATTGTGGAGGCGTCGCGGCAGGGAGGCGCCACCCAGCGCATCATCAATCAGGCCGCAATCGACACCTACGGCCCGTACAAGAAACCGCTGGACCTCCTCAAGAACAGCGACAACTCGGTCACGGACGCCGCGAACTGGCTGGTGTCGCGGTACTCGGATCCCCCACCGGAAATCCGGCAGGTCCCCGTCGAGGCGTACAGCCTGCCCCTGGCCACCTATCGAGCGCTGCTTGCCGCCGACGTGTCCACCGTCCTGGCCCTGACCGCACTTCCCAGCCAGGCACCGGCCGCCACCGCGACCGTCATCGTCGAGGGCTACACCGAGACCATCGGCCTGAGCCGCCACCTCATCGACTTCCACACCAGCCGCGCCGACACCGACACCGTGTGGATCCTCGACGACACCACGTACTCCGTCCTCGGCTCCACCACGCGACTGGCCTACTAGGAGGTGCAGATGATCCCCGTCGAGCGCGCCGAGTCGTTCTACCTTCCCCCACCGGATCAGCCGCCGGACGCGTGGGCGCTGGTGCCCACGGCGGCACGCGTCTTCCGGTGGGCCGAGCTGCGGCAGCAGCGCCGCCTGGTCCCGCCCGAAGGGTTCATCCTCGGGCACCTGATCTACGCCCGGATCAACCACAACCGGTGGGTGGCCGACTGCCCGTGCGGCTCCGCCCAGGTGATCTCCCCGGCCGATCCGCGGTTCGCCTGCACCGAGTGCGGGGCGGGCTGGTTCCGCCTCGTCGTCCCCGACGACCCCGAGGCAGCGGAGGCTGCGGTCGCGAACGAGCTGCCGCACGAACGCAACTGGTGGAATCCCGACGACCCCAACCCGTGGGGTGCGCCGTGTGAACCGGCCACCGACCAGACGCAGCGGGAGGCGACGACGTGACGTTCGCACCACGCACCTGGGTGGTCGGCGAGGTGGTCACCGCCGCCCTCCTCAACCAAGAGGTGCGCGACCAGTTCAACAGCATGTTCGCCGCCTGGACTGCGTACACGCCGACGTGGACCGCATCAACGAACCCCGCCCTCGGCAACGGCACACTGACCGGCCGCTCCATGAAAATCGGCCGCAACGTGCTCTGCCAGATCATCCTCACCACCGGCAGCACCACCACCTACGGATCCGGCCAATACAGCTTCGGACTGCCCTCCGCCCTGGCCTCCAGTGGCGTGGACTCCCTGGGCACCACACGCCTGACCGCCGGGGCGACCTACATCGGACAGTGCTTCGCAGCCTCCGGAGCCTCCGTCTGCACCGCCGCCTTCCCTAACACGGCCACCCCGGCACAGGGCGCGAACATGACGGGCACCGCACCGGCAACGCTCGCAGCCGGGCACTCGCTACGCCTGTCCCTCTTCTACGAGTCCGCCACCTGACGCCGCCTTCCCCGCACGCCTCGCCCCGCCATCTGGTCGGGGCTTTCTTCATGTCTGGAGTCCCTGTGCGTCGCGTTCGTGTCGTCCTGGCCGCTCTCCTCCTCACCGCCGCCGCTCTCCTCAGTGCGGGCAGCACGCCCGCCGTCTCCGACAGCGCGCCGGCGCCCATCCTGATCAAGGGCGTCGACCTGCACGACGCCACGATCAAACACTTCGGCGACACGTACTACATGTACGGCAGCCTGTACGGCTGCGGCTACGAGTGGTACGTGTCGGGCACCCCGTGGTGCGGGTTCGGCGTCTCCACCGCGCCCGCCCTGCAGGGCCCGTGGTCGACGCCGCAGTTGCTGTTCGACCCCGGCTCGCAGGATCCGTGGTCGAAGCGCAGCTGGCAGGAGACGTGCGGCGGAACCGGCCAGGGCTGTTTCAACCCGCGCATGATCGTCCGCTCGGGCTGGGGCTACAACGACGCGGTCCCCATACTGTGGTTCAACGCCCCCCGCCACTACTCCGACACCGGAGCCAACGCCTACAACGTCATGGGCTGCGCCAGCGTCACCGGCCCGTGCGGTCCCGGCGTCACCCCGAACGGGTCGTACACCAAGCCGAGCCTCAGCGTCTGTGCCGGGAACGGCGACTTCGGCATCATCGAACGACCCAACACCCGACCCGCGATCGCCTGCTCCATGCCCAGCGCCGCGCAGCTCAACATCGAGGAACTCAACTACAGCGGCAGCGGCGGGACCGGCCAGGGCGTCCGCAAGGTGGCCGGCATGTCCGGCCCGATCGAAGGCCCCGGCGGATGGTGGGACGACGCCACCCAGCAGTACGTCCTCACCTACTCCGACCAGGGCTGCGGCTACTGCGCCGGCACCCCCACCGGGTACGCCACCTCGCCGTCCCTGTACTCCGGTTGGACTGCGCCCGGCAACGTCGGATGGGGCGCACCCGCATGGGGACGCCGCATCTTCAGCCCGAACTCGTGCGGCGGGCAGCCCCGCACCGTCACCGTCCTCGACGGCCAGCCCTGGCAGATCGTCGACCTGTGGCTCGGCACCCGCAACGAGACCGCCGCCGACGTGCTGCTGGCCCCGCTCACCTACACGCCCACCACCGGTACACCCGGCGACGGGCGGCCCTGGATCCCACCGGTCAGCTACTCCTGCAGCTGACCCGCACCCGCCCCGTAAGGGGCTTTTTTCATGCCCAGAAAGGGGCTGCTCTCATGTCCACTCCTGCCTGGCGCCGCCTGGTCGACCACGTGATGGCCGTACCCGAGCGCGTCTACGAGCACTGGAACAGCCGCGACGGCTGGGACAACCACACGTCCTTCGGCCAGGAATACGGCTGGGACGGCGTCGCCTGGTGCGCGATCTTCGACTGGGACATGTACCACGACGTCGACCTCGACGCGACCGTCCCGAAGACGGCCAGCGTCGCCGCGATGGCGGCCTGGGCGAAGCAGCGCGGCCAGTGGTCCGAATACCCGTCCATCGGCGCCTGGGTCGATTTCGGCGCGGGCGCGCACACGGAGATCGTCGTCGGGTTCGACGCCGGCACCGTGTACACCAAGGGCGGCAACAGCGTGAAGGCCGGGTCGACCGACGCCGGGCAGGGCAACGGCGTCTGGTCCCACGCCACGCCGCGCGGATCCGCGCGGGTCACTGGCTACTTCGCGCCCCGCTTCCCGGACGGCGTCTGCCCGCCGACTGCGGACCCCCGGGACCCACGCGGCGGTAAGGCGGTCACGTCCTGGCGCTGGTCGCCGCCCGCCCCGGCGGTGAAGCCGTCCGTGTCCCTCGCGCACGTCGTGTACGCGGCGAAGCACGACCCGGCGGCCGCGCAGGGCCACACCTCGCACAAGGCCGAAGTCCTCCTCGTCGAGAAGGCACTGAAGGCCGAGGGGTTCCTCGCGGCCGGGTACGTCGACGGCTCGTTCGGCACCAAGTCCGTCGAGGCGTATGCCCGCTGGCAGCGCTCCCCGGCCGGCGGCGGCTACACCGGCAGTGCCGCCGACGGCATCCCCGGCAAGGCCTCGCTCAAGCTGCTCGCCGCCCGGCACGGCTTCACCGTCACCGACTGAAAGAGCGCCACCATGAAGGACACCTCCAAGCGCACCGTTCGCACGGTGCTACAGGCCGCGGTCGGCAGCGCTGTCGCGCTGCCTGGGATTGTCGCCGCGTCCGGCGTCCCCGCAGCCCTGCCCTGGGTCGCCGGATCGCTGGCGGTCGCGGGCGGCTTCGCCCGCGTCATGGCCCTGCCCACCGTGCAGCAGCTGCTGCCCGCCTGGCTGCGCACCGACGAGGCGAGCCGCGAATGACCACACCAGACCCGGCCGTCGCCGTCGAGCTGGAACGGCTCCGCGGCACCGTCGAGGCCGGGTTCGCCCGCGTCGACGGACAGCTCGCGCTGCTGGTGCAGCGCGGCGACCAGACCGACAAACGGCTCGACGACCATGAACGGCGCCTGGACGCGATCGAGCAAACGCGGTGGCCACTGCCCACCATCGGCATCCTCACCGGTATCGCGGGCGCGGCCACCGGCGCCATCGCCCTGTTCGCCAGATGACCGCGGCCCCGCCTTCCTTACGGGAGGGCGGGGCCGTTTCGTCATGTCTGATTGCGCGCAATCACGCACTCGCGGCGCGCTCTAGCAATCTTCCGCAATCGGCCAGCAGACACCCCGCGCATGCGAGCATCCTGGACCTCCAACACCCGCTGACGGAGGACGACGTGACGCTTCGGTTCATCGGCACCACCAGCGACGACGGAGACTGCCCCACTCTGTATGCGATCCCCGAGACCGACGAGTACCTCGTTCAGGGGGAACGTGAGACCGACCCCCAGCACCTCGTCGCGCTGAGGGACGTCAAGGAGTCCGAGACCTACGTACGGGTCCCCCGCTCGCTCCTCACCCGCTACGCCCCTCGGGCTGAGGCTCCCGAGCTGGTGCCGTTCGCCGAGGTGTCCCACCTCTTCCGCGAGTTCCGGCACACGGCTTGGCGCCTGGAGACACGCCGCGGCTACGCTTCCGACCGCACCAGCCCCAAGTGGGTCCGCTTCCTGGCGGGCGAGGACATCGCCGCCGACCCGGACAACGCGTGGCGTGAGAACGTCCGTGCGCAGACGGCGCAGGGGAAGAGGTTCGAGCGCGTACGCCTGGTCGACGCGCCGGCGACCCAGGGACAAAAGTTCCTGCTCGCCAGCGGACTCGGCAACGTCGCTGCGGGCGAGGACATCCGCAACCTCACGCGCGCCGAGGCCGAGCAGCTGCGCCTGCCGGACTTCGACTTCTGGCTCTTCGACTCGAAGATCCTCGTACGGTTCGCCTTCGACGACGAGGACACCACCTTGGGCGTGTACGTCACTGAGGACCCGGCCGAAGTACTCGCCGCGTGCCAGGCCAGGGACACCGCGTGGCACTACGCGACCCGTACCGCCGAGTTCCAACAGCAGGTACGTTCAGCCATGTGAGCACCGACTTCCAGTCGTCGAGAGAGGCCCTCGGTGCGCGGCTGCGCGAGCTGCGCACCGAGGCTGGCTTGGAAGGGAAAGACCTCGCGGCGAAGTTGGGATGGCAGGCCTCAAAGGTCTCCCGCCTCCAGAACGGCAAACAGACCCCCACCGCCACCGACCTCACCGCGTGGGCCCAGGCCGTCGGACGCCCCGATGCCGAGGCCGAGCTCCAAGGGCTGCGCGCCGGGCTGGAGATGAAGCACCGGTCCTGGAAGCGCCAGCTCTCCGGCGGGCACGGCGCCAGGCAAGTGGTGGCCATCAAGGAGACCGAGGCCACGCAGACGATCCGCGGCCTGGAGGTCTCGCGGATCCCAGGGCTGTTCCAGACTCCGGAGTATGCGCGCGCCATCTTCGACGCGAATGCCGAGTTCCGCGGCATCGCGTCGACCACCGAGGCCGCCGTGGAGGCTCGGACACTCCGGCAGGCGGCGTTGTACGAGCCGGGCAAGAATTTCCAGTTCCTGGTGTGCGAAGCCGCCCTGTACTACCGATCGTGTCCTGCGGATGCAATGGCTGAGCAGCTCGATCGGCTCTACAACATCATCGGCCTGAGGTCGGTGGAACTCGGCATCCTGCCCTTCGGGGCGCAGCTGCGCCGCACCGTGCCACACGCTTTCTGGATTTACGACAAGCGGCTCGTCATTGTCGAGACGATCAGCGAGGAGCTGTGGCTCACCGCCGAGGACGACATCCTCCTGTACGAGCGCGCATGGGATTGGCTCTCCGAATCAGCCGAGTACGGGCCTCCCGCGCGGCGCCTTATTGGCCGCGCAAGGGCCTCTCTCGACCTCTCGTAAGCAATCAGCCGCAATCCCCCGGCCCTCGGACGCAATCCCGCGCAATCGATCAGCGGAGGCGCAATCGGACTGCCTACGGTCCTGGCCATGGCCACAAAGCCCGCCCAAATGCTTCGGGAGGCAGGACAGGACTGGTTGCTGTCTTGTACCTCCAGTCCCACCGTCGTGCAGCGCGCATGGGCATCTGAAGAGCTCGCGGCGTTCACCACAGGCGAGCACTGGCGGGCGGCCGAGGCGCAGCTCATGCCATCCGTGGAAGCCATGAAACGCATCGGTGACCGCATCGGCCCCGTCCTCGCGGACGTAGAACTGGGCCTCGCGTGGTGGCTCCTGCCGCCCAGCGTCGGCGACGAGCTCGCCGACGTCCGGCAGGTCACCGTCCGCCCCTCGGGCTGGGCCTTGAAGTGCCCACCTGTGACTTACGCGCTGCACTGCCGTCTGTGGCTGGAGCCGCCCGACGGATCCGGCCGGCTGACCGACCCTGTCCTCCTCGGTGCCGCGCTCGGCCCCGGCGGCGGGCCCCGACTCTCTGCGGAGGCATTCGGATGACCACTACCTCGGCCACGACCACCGACGACATCGACCTCAAGCGGCTCGGGAAGCAGCTGGTCAGGTCGGCGACGTCCGCCCGGGCCCGGGCTGCCGCGCAGGCCCTCGTCGAGGAGGAGACAATCCTCGCGCAGCGCGGCGTGCTGGCCGCGCTCGGTCTCCTGGACCCCAGCCCAGCGAAGGTCCGGTGGGAGGGGCTGGCGGGACGCGTCTACAGCCTCGGCCTTGACGACGAGCAGAGGGCTTTCCTCGGGCTGACACTGTCGATGGTGGGCATCGGGCAGGTCTCCCTGGCCGCGGTATCCAGTCTCGGCGAACGCCGCCTGGCCGTCATGCTGCGGGCGATCGCACGGATGGCGGGCAACGACACGATCGCGGTCGGTACGCGCCTCTAGCTCTCGCTGTCGGCTCCCCTGCCCGGCTGCGAGAAGGGGCGGCCACCCTTCGCCCCCGCTTGGGTGGCCGCCCGTCAGCGGACGAGGTCGGCGAGCGGGCAGCCGATGGCGTCCGCGATACGGATCAGCGTGTCGAGCTTGGGGCTTGAGTGCCCCTGCTCGATCCGGCTGTAGCTGGCGACGTCGATGCCGGAGCGTCCGCACACCTGGTGCTGGGTCAGATTGTGATGCTCGCGCACCCTGCGGATCTGTTCGCCCACTTCACGGCGGCGGGTGAGGACCCGGTCGTCGGGCTGGAGAGGGCGGGGCACGGGTCCACGCTCCCGACCGCGTGATCAAATGTGATTAGGCCGGACCCTAATGTTTGTGATCTTGAAACCGGGCGGACCCGTTCGCTCCCACGAGCCCGCCGAAGGCGTGGAGCCACAAAGGCTCCGGAGAGGCGTCGAAGGCGGGGCAGGGCGGCCGTCCCTCACGGGGCGGCCGCCCGCCGCACGTTCAGCATGATCATTTGACCCTCGGGCCAGCATCGGGCCAGCTAACGATCACTGGACCTCTGAAAAGCACTGAAGCCCCCATCTCAGATTGCCTCTGAGCTGGGGGCTTCTCGGTAGACCCTGTGGGACTCGAACCCACAACCAATGGATTAAAAGTCTGATGAGCGCTCAAGGCGCCCCGTACCGGCTCGTACTGGTTGACCCTGCCCCGTGTCACAGTTCCCAGGTCAGAGCTGTTCAACGGTCGTTTACCGAGCCACCGACACCGTACCTCGTACCGTCTCGTACCGCGTCGTTGCGTGGCCTTCGGGCCAGCACGGGGCCAGCAGAAAGGGCCTCTGACCCGCAGGTCAGAGGCCCTTTGCCTGTGCCTCAATTCTACGTCTCTGGCACCCCGTTGTCAGTGCCCTCATCTACCGTGGGCTCGTTACCATTCGCGTCTGCTGGCTGCGACGCTCCAGGCCCCGCCTCCGGGACAGCTACCGAAGGCGGGGCCTCGCCGCGTGTCTTCCGTGCACGCGGGACGGCGGCCGCCGCCTTCTCCGTCAGCTCGTCCTCGTACTCCTCGAACAGCTCCATGTA